GGATAAAGAGATTATTGAAGAGACATAAAACAACTGGTGAGCTAAATGCTCACCTTTTGATTAATCATTTTATTATTCTTTATAATGTTTTTGGTGATGCAGCAACACCTTTATTGTTTTATAAAATAGATAGTGAATTTTGGACTGTTGTTAAAACTTTTATAGTTTATCTTGGAAGGTTGCCAGAAGTTCCAAAAACTAAAATTCACAATATTCCAATTGATGTAGACTGTTTAGAACAACTTAATTTAATCTAATGAAAGAATCTACCCTAGACAAAATTATTTCAATTGTAAGACATTATATTATTGAAGATGGAATGTCAGCATCTGCTGTTCCTACAAATTCCACAAACCCACCAGGTCAAATAAATATAGCAGGACTTCCACCAGATAATCCACCTGTTTTTAAGAAAAATAAAAAAAATATATTTTTAGGTAAAGGTTCTCGTAAGAACTGGATGCAAAAACGAAACCCACCACAATAATTAGTAAAATGTTTCCACCATCATCTACAGAAACAAAAATAGCAGTACTTGAAGAACGTATTAATGTTTACGAGCAGATGATGGAACGCATTGACACTGCGATTCAGAAGATAGGAGAAACGAGTCAAAATATCAGTCAAATGCTTGCCATTCATAATGAAAAGATTGAGCAGTGCAATAGAACAGACAATATTATTGTAAAGATGATTGAAGATATTAAAGTATCATCAAAAGAACAACACGAACAAATAAGTGAAAAGTTGGGTGAAAGAATAGGGAAAGTAGAAGAAAAGGTAGAAAGTATTTCAAAATTTAGATGGCAAGTACTGGGTGGTTTAGCAGTACTTGCCATCTTCATTAAATTTGCCCCACCCGCATTAAATCTCTTGACAACACATCATAATTCAAGTAGCATAGAGAGAACGAAGTAATATTCTTTTTTGTAATGAGTTTTGTTGATTCCAAATACATCGGGCTGGTATCTTCCCGACTGGATAAGTTTGCTAAGAAAAAAGAAGGTCTTTATAACTTTCGGTGCCCTTACTGCGGTGACAGTCAAAGGACAAAGAGTAAGGCAAGAGGATATATTTACCAATTAAAGAACGACCATAATTTTAAGTGTCATAATTGTGGAACTTCTAGAACATTTACAAACTTTCTCAAAGATTTAGATGTTGTTCTTTACGACCAGTATGTGATGGAAAGATATAAAGAAGGAACTACTGGAAAAAGGTCTCAAACAAAGAACCCAGAGTTTAAGTTTGAGAAACCAAATTTTTCAAAAAAGGCATTTGACCTGCCTACCATCGCAGAACTAAATAAAGAACATTCTGCAAGAAAATACTTAGAAGATAGAAAAATACCTAACAACTATCTGTGTGAATTGTATTTCTGTGAAAAGTTTAAAGAATGGACCAACACGCAAAAACACACCTTTGATAAAGTAGAACGGGACGAACCACGAATTATTATTCCTTTAATCAATAAAGGAGAAATATTTGGATTTCAAGGTCGTAGTTTAAATAAAAAATCAAAGGTGAAATACATTACAATTATTCTTGATGATACACATCCAAAAATTTACAATTTGGATAAACCAGACTACGACAAAATTGTTTATGTTGTTGAAGGACCAATTGATAGTATGTTTTTGGATAATTCAATTGCTATGGTTGGTGCAGACATCGATAAAATGTTTTTCATATCCAACTTTGCAACAGAATTTGTAATGGTGTATGACAATGAAAAACGAAATAAACAGATCGTAGATAGAATGGAAAAAGCAATACAAATGCGATTTCCAATCGTCATTTGGCCGAATGACTTGAAAGAAAAGGATATTAATGATATGATCCTTTCAGGAATTGATGCCCCAAAAATCATCAAGGAAAATACTTATATGGGATTAGAAGCAAAAGCAAAACTTATTGGATGGAAACGAGTATGAGCAACGGTACAAAGGTAATTAAGAGAAGTGGTGATAATGAACCTCTTGATCTCAATAAACTTCACTTAATGGTTGAGGAGGCATGTAGGGACCTCTCTGGTGTTTCTGCATCACAGGTCGAGATGCAATCTGGTATTCAATTCTATGATGGAATTACAACAGCAGAAATTCAGGAAATTTTAATTCGTTCTGCATCTGATTTGATTGATTTGGAAAATCCAAATTATCAATTTGTTGCAGCAAGACTACTTCTGTTTTCGGTGAGAAAATCTTTGTATGGAAGAGTTCAAGATCATCCTACTTTTGTAGATCATATTAAGAAATGTGTTTTTGCTGGAGTATATGATTCAGAAATCTTGACTAACTATACAGAGGAAGAACTTAATCGTCTTGGTGGTTATATTAATCATAACCGTGATTATCTATTTACTTATGCTGGTCTTCGTCAAGTAGTTGATAAGTATCTTGTTCAAGACCGTAGTGCTGGGCAAGTATATGAAACTCCACAGTTCATGTATATGATGATTTCTGCGACTATTTTTGCTAGATATCCAAAAGAAACTAGAATTTCTTATGTCAAACGATACTACGACGCAATCTCCAAACACAAAATCAACATTCCCACACCTATCATGGCAGGAGTGCGAACTCCACTTCGACAATTTGCTAGCTGTGTTCTTGTTGATGTTGATGACACCCTCGATAGCATCTTTAGTTCTGATATGGCTATCGGCAGGTATGTTGCACAAAGGGCGGGAATCGGCATCAACGCAGGTAGAATCCGTGGCATCAACGCTAAAATCAGAGGTGGAGAAGTTCAGCACACAGGTGTTGTCCCATTCCTCAAGAAGTTTGAAGCAACTGTCCGATGCTGCACTCAAAATGGCATCAGAGGTGGATCAGCAACTGTCCACTTCCCAATCTGGCACCAAGAAATCGAAGATATCCTAGTACTAAAAAATAACAAAGGAACCGAAGACAACCGTGTTCGTAAGTTAGACTACTCTATCCAAATCTCTAAACTGTTCTATGAACGATTCATCAAGAATGAAGAGGTCTCTCTCTTCTCCCCACACGCAGTTCCTGGTCTGTATGATGCTTTTGGAACTGATGCTTTTGACGAGTTATATGTACGTTACGAACGAGATGAGTCTATTCCTAGAAAGACTATCGGAGCTCAAGAACTCTTTCTGGACCTCCTGAAAGAACGTGCTGAAACTGGTCGTATTTACATTATGAATATCGACCATTGCAATTCTCACTCATCCTTTATGGATAAGGTTGAGATGAGTAATCTTTGTGTTTCTGGTGATACTAAAATCAAAATTAGATATCCAGAACCCATTTATAATGATATTGGTGAAGTATCTGATTGGAGAGTTTGTGAGATTGAAATTCATATTGAAGATTTAGAAATTTACCTTTCTGATAGGATAGCTATAATTGCATGTCTTTGTGATGATGTTCCTCAAATAGAAGTTCTTTCTTATAATATAGAAACTAATCAACAAGAATGGGCACCTATTACAGCATTTGCCGAAACATCACCAAAAGCAAAGGTAATGAAAATTACTGATGAAGAAAGTGGTAAGAGTATTGTAGTTACACCAGAGCATCAAGTATTCACAAAAAATCGTGGATATGTAGTGGCAAAAGACCTAACCGAAACCGATGAGTTGGTAATTAACTAATAGGATAGGGAGTGTAATTTCTACATTTTATAAATAGTTATGAGATTACACTTCCTATTATGAAAACCTATATTGTATATAAAATTACGAATAAGAAAAACGGAAAGTCTTATATAGGAAAATCTGAATATCCATTAGAGCATCGTTGGAATCGTCATTTATCATCAGCAAGAAATGGTTCTAAATTTAGATTTCATTCTGCTATTAGAAAATATGGGGAAGATTGTTGGGACTTATCTGTGATTGAAACTTACCAAACTGAAGATGAAAACTTTATTAATGAAAAGGAAACTCACTTCATTAAACTCTTTGAAAGTGATACTAAAGGTTATAATGCTACTTCGGGGGGAACTGGTGGATGGATGCTTCCAAGATGCTCACAGGAGGTTCAGGAAGAGTGGAGAAATGGTATTTCCATAAGAACTATTGGTTACAATAATCCAAACTATTCTGGATACACTGATGAGGAACTCATAGAAGTAGGTGTAAAGTTTGCTAAAAAATATGGATTTATTGGTGGAAGGAAAAGAATAGTTGAGTTTGCTCTTAGTGAATTAAATATTAAGTTTCCAAAACATTTCTCCAAAAATAGATTTGACGGAAACCATCAAAACTTTTATAAATCTATTGAAGAACAAACTGGATTGGTGTATAATCCTTATTATAGAGACGAAACTCAAAGAAAACTTGCTAAACAACTTTTAGAACAAAATAGGAGAAAAAAATGCTAAAGATTGAATATCTTGAAGAAGAAATCCCAGTTTATGATATTACAGTAGAAGGAACTCATAATTTCTTCGCAAATGATATTCTAGTCCATAATTGCCAGGAAATTACTCTTCCAACAAAACCACTTCAACACATTGATGATCCCAATGGGGAGATTGCACTTTGTATTCTTTCTGCTGTTAATGTTGGCAAAGTAAAGTCTGATGATGAATTTGAAGATCTTTGTAATCTTTCTGTTCGTGGTTTGGAAGAATTGATTGATTATCAAAACTATCCTGTAGTTGCTGCAGAGATTGGAACCAAAGCACGTAGATCTTTGGGTGTTGGGTACATTGGTTTGGCACACTATCTTGCTAAACTTGGTTTTAATTACGATACTCAAGAAGCTTGGGATGCGGTTCATCAATTGTCTGAATCGTTCCAATATTTCCTTCTAAAAGCATCAAATGAAGTTGCTAAAGAAAAGGGTGCCTGTGAATATTTTAATCGCACTAAGTATTCGCAAGGTATTCTTCCAATTGATACTTACAAGAAAGATGTGGATGAAGTTTCTTCTGTTGCTCTTCAGCACGATTGGGAAGCGTTAAGGCAATCAATCAAAGAGTTTGGTCTCAGGCACTCCACTCTTACGGCACAGATGCCATCTGAATCCAGTTCTGTCGTCTCCAATGCCACAAACGGCATCGAACCACCTCGTGGATTTTTATCAATTAAGAAATCTAAAAAAGGTCCTCTCAAACAAATTGTTCCACAATATCAACATCTTAAAAACAACTATACGTTGCTTTGGGATATGCCTAGCAATCGTGGTTATATTAATATTGTTGCAGTTATGCAGAAATTCTTCGATCAAGCAATTTCTGGAAACTGGTCGTATAATCCAGAAAATTATACCAATAATGAAGTTCCTGTTAGCGTAATGGCACAAGATATGCTTACTTGTTTTAAACTTGGGCATAAGACGGCATATTATCAAAATACATATGACAATAAGACCGACGAAATTAAGGAGGAAAAAACTAATATTGACGATTTGGTTAAAGAACTTTTAGAAGGGGGGGAAGACGACTGTGAATCCTGTAAAATTTAGAATCACTGCAGAGAAAGAAAAAATGATTGAAGGAATGACCGTATTTAATACTCAAGAGGTAGATGCCAAAAAGCAACCTATGTTTTTTGGTGCTCCTCTTGGAGTTCAAAGATATGATTCTTATAAGTATCCTGTCTTTGATAAATTAACTCAACAACAGTTAGGATATTTCTGGAGACCTGAAGAAGTTTCTTTGCAGAAAGATCGTTCGGATTATCAAACTCTTCGTCCAGAACAAAAGCACATCTTTACTTCTAATTTGAAGTATCAAATTCTTTTGGATTCAGTTCAAGGTCGTGGTCCAGGGATGGCATTTGCACCTTACTGTTCACTTCCAGAATTGGAAGCCTGTATGAAGGTTTGGGAGTTTATGGAGATGATCCATAGTCGTTCCTATACATACATTATTAAGAATGTTTATTCTGATCCAACAGAAGTTTTTGATTCCATTTTAAATAATGAAAAGATTTTAGAAAGAGCATCATCAGTTACTGGTGCTTATGATGACTTTATTAATTCCGCACAACTTTATGGAAACTCAAATCTTTGGGTTCACGCACAAGAAGGTGCTGGATATGCGAAAGATGAACGTATTGAACTCAAAAGAAAACTCTATCGTGCAGTCGCAAATGTCAATATTCTCGAAGGTATCAGGTTTTACGTTTCGTTCGCTTGCAGCTTTGCGTTTGGTGAACTCAAACTTATGGAAGGATCCGCTAAAATTATCTCTCTCATCGCAAGAGACGAAAATCAGCACCTTGTCATTACTCAAAACATCCTCAATAAGTGGCGTGAAGGAGATGATGCAGAAATGCAACAAATTTCTAAAGAAGAAGAGGAATGGGTAAGAAGTGCTTTTGATAATTGTGTAAATGAGGAGAAAAGGTGGGCAGAGTATTTGTTTAAAGATGGTTCAATGATTGGATTGAACGACAAACTCCTTTGGAGTTATGTTGAGTGGATTGCTAATCGTCGAATGAAATCTATTGGTATTAAACCACTTTATGATATTTCTGCTAAGAACAATCCTCTTCCTTGGACAGAGCATTGGATTAGTTCCAAAGGACTTCAAGTCAGCCCACAACAAACGCAGGTGCAGTCTTATATTGTTGGTGGAATTAAACAAGATGTTGCTGCAAACACATTTGCTGGATTTCAACTTTGACTAATACAAGAAACTGAAATATAATATTATATAAATAGTATTAGAGTTCAGTTTCTTGTTTATGTATTATGTTTATGAATTAATAGAC